AATCTACGATAAGCTGTTTCACCATCTTTACCTTCAAGATTTGAAGGAGCTCCTACGCCAGTGTGGGGAGATTGGGATTTCTTATGTAATAATATCCTTTCCTGTCTTGATAATGCCATTATGCACCTGCTCCTGGCGGCTTTAATCTATAAAATATTGTTATATCATTAATTGCAAAATCTGAGTCTACCCATCCAATTTCATAATCTGAATCAGTGGTGAGGGTTGCTGTCCAAGAGGGAAGAACGCTAAGAACCCTTGTGGAATTAACATAATCAGTACACTTCCTTGACTCACCAACACCAGGTCCATCTACAATTCTAACTATTTTATCTTGATAAAAATCATCAACCTGATTATCAGCCGAGTCAATGGTAAAAGTTGTACTTGAAGGAAAGCTATTAACATCGCCTGAAACCACAGTATCATTCACCAATTGTAATTGAAATGAATATATATTATTTGCACCAGAGGTTGGTTTTAAAACTGCAGTTGTCCAATTAGACGAATAGGGAAGAGGTTTAGTTGTAGTTGTACCATCAACATCGAATGTACCTGAAAAAGACTGAGTACCATTCACTGCAAACTTTGCAAGTATATCCTCCGACCCTCCCTTGTAAGATATAATTACTTTATATATTAGTTTCTTTGAACCAGGCTCACCGAAGTCAAAATCTTTTGTCCTGTAATCAAGATACTTTGAATCACCACTCTCTTGCCAGTATTCAATCTCTGCGTTGTTACCAATCACGTAACATAGCCTATCTTTCCAATCAAGTTGAAGATTACTACGTTTTGAGTTTGCATCGTTTACCCTGTCAACTCCCCTAGTAATCCAAGACATATATGTAAAATCATATAACAATACATCATCATGATTGTTTAATAAAAATAATTGTTTCTGTTCAGGTAAGTATGCGATATGTGTTTCTGAATAATCAGTGTCACTATCGCCATCAATAAAATCCTCAAAATCCTCTTGGTCAAATGTCTTTCTACGTTGTCTTTCAAGTAAATCAACAATTGACTTGCCATCATAAATAAAGCAACCAAATTTATTAAAGAAAGCAACACCAATATCTGTTTTTACTGCATGATATGGAAAACCAATTCCCCTGAACTGAAATGTATCCTCAAGAAATTCAACCGCATCTGATACATTAATTACATATAATGTCCTCTCCTTGAACTGTAATATTCTGTCATTGAATGATTCAAGTTTAACGATTGATTCACCGTCTCTTATAGCAACATCAACAACACCCAATTCTGAAGGAAAAGTATCAAACTTATTAACCTGACTTCTTAACATTCTATCCTCATAAAACTCAGCACTACCATCACCATCAGCATCTTGCTTGATATTACCAACATACGCCCTCCTACCTTGAGTAACAGCAGTCTTATACTCTGCGCTGACTGAATTTGTTGTTGTAGAATACCCATTAATTGTTTTGAATGTATCAATAATATTTGCTTCAACAGGTTTAATACCTTTTATTACACCTGTAAATGTTAGGGGAGCACTGGAAGTATCATTGCAATTTACAATCGAATAATCAACAGTGTCTGAATCTGGAAAGAACATAAATCCTTTTTTTATGAAATCAATTTCGCCAATTAAATAATAATTATCATCAGTATCAACCTTATCGTATAGTCTTGCACCTGTTATTCTTTTATCAATTCCATAAGTATCTAGAGCTCCAATTGTTATATATGCCTGAAATTGAAGCAATACACTATCACCAAGTATATTTATTTTTGAACTATTATTTAAGGCGTGATTTGTATCAGGTTCTGCAAATTCAAACGGAAGAGATTCCTGTTTTGAATCATCGTATAACCAAGTATAATGAAATGTATGTTCTCCTTCAGGGTATCCAGTTAATTCTTCCGATACTGGAACGGTTGCGATTCCACACTGATACCAACTTGGCTCATCAGTATCAGCAGCTGAGCTGTTTCCCTCAGCAAGAAAATATTCAAAACTATCACCCCAGTCGCTGGGAGTTCCTGTTGTTGCTGTATTCTTATCTTTAGATAAAACAACAATATTCCATACATTTGACTTAAACTCTGAACCTGAGAAATTCCATCTGTAATAATTTGATGCATCATCACCAACCCTGAAATTCATTGATGTTATATTTCCCTTTACAGCAGTATCAATATATATTGGAAATACAAGGCTAGTTGATTCATCAATTGTTAAGTCAAAACTTGCACCAGCAGAAATTGTCTGCTGAGCTGATGCTCCAGGATAAACTTTTGCACAAGTGTTTGGTGTATTTGCAGTTGTTCCTATAAATGGTATTATTTCATGAACATCACTTGGAGTTCCAGTCGTGCCAGTATTAATATCACTTGCAGTTTGATATGTAATCTCAGTCATCTGCACACCAACCCTTAGATTAACTGAATTTGTCGCGCAAAATTCAGCCGATACAACTCCTATGTATTCCTGTGCAGAAGAATTTAATCCACCATTTTGGTCATCATAGTCAGGATTTGTTCCAGTAGCTTCAGACCCTGATTGAGGAGTGCTCATAACAGCGTAACCAGTCGTTGGGGAAGCAGGAGCTGCAGTTGTTGAAACCCAATCATCAAGGCCTGTGCCGTCTTCCCCAGAATTTATATTGGTAATACCAGCAAATCTTTCAGCCTCAATATGACCATACCATTTTGGTGCATTCTCTAATGCCCTATCATATACTCTCAATACACCATCAGCATTATAAAATAAAGGTTGAGATGAACCACTTCCACCAGTGAAATCAATCTCATTAGATGCCCATCTTCTGTCACCTTCTACACCTGTAAAGGTTAGAGTCCCATTCGTTACCGAACCACCAGTTGTATTAGCTGATAGTTCAAATTCTGTTGTGCTTGTTATACTGCTAATCGTAGGGACAGGGTCAGTTGGGATTCCAGTACCAGACACTGATAAACCAGCTACAATCCAAGGATTCGCATCATGTGTAATAGTTGGGTCATTATTATAATCACAAGTTGCATCTGTAAATGTATAATCACCCCTGTTCCAGTCATCAAAACTACCACCAGCATATATATCAACATACTGACCATCATATAATGCAGTTAACGTAAAGTTACCATCAGCATTATCAGTTGGCCTATTGTCTGCTCCGAAGAAATGTAAACCATAATTGTTAACGCCACTACTCCAAGCATTTGTAAGCTTTTCTTTGGCAGCACCCGGATATGCTTCAGGTATTATCTTTATCAGACCATATTTTGATACATCAACATCACGAGTATACGGCTGTTCATTATCTGCTAAATCCCTTGGGTCAGCATTTGAATTCGTACCGCCATGAAACTCGGTGATTTTGTAAGATAATTTTGGCAATTATTTACCTCGCATTAAGCCCTCAAGCAAATCCGTTACAACATCAACAACCTTCTCAAAGAATATTTGTTCCTTATCCTCTGATACAAAGGGAATGTCAATCTTGGCATTGATTGCTGAGGCAATTTTTTCTGCCATTTCATCTGATGCAAGATGAGTCAACATTTCATCTTTAATCATATCAGACTGAGCTTCAGCAGCTGCGAGTAACATCTTTTTTAAGTCCATTATTTACTCCTTATGTCTTTTATTTTTAGTATTAAATACCATATTGTCAAGCAGGCAATTACCAACTGTAACACATAAGGTATCATGTCAATTAAGAATATACCTGACCCTACAAAATTTGCCGTAACAACCCTCAATGAGTCGTGACCAATCATTTTTTATCCAACTTACCTTTCAACCAATTTAAAGATTCACCATTCATTCTCAATCCATAGGTTAGTTTTTCATGCCTTCTCTCAGCATTATCAACAAGATTGTCATATCTTTTATCCCTCGCCGCATCAGCAACATTCCATCTATCAATCAACTTAACTAATATTTTTCTATTCTGCTGTATTTCTTCTTCAAGGTCTTCCATCTTATTATTAACTAATCTATCAAAAAATCCTCTAATCCAGTAAAGCATACCACTGAATAGCAGTACCATGACACCAATAACACCATAGTCTGCATATACTTCAGCCATGATTTATTCCCTCCGATTCCTTATCCTCCCTGTTGAATTTATTATTTTACTAGTAGCCATATCGTTTCTTAGCTGCCTTATTTGCTTTTGTTCTCGACTTGCCCTTTTTCCTTGACCTCTTTTTAAAAGACTTCGATGACTCTCCTCGGTATTTACGTTTTCCCGGCATATTATCTTACTCCATCTACTCTTATCATTGCCATTGGTATTACATCTCCCATTCCATATGCTGGGAAATCTACATCAGGCTTATACTCTCCATATACTGTTTTACCATATTCAGGATATACCTTTGTTACACCTGAATAGATAACTGTGTCACCGTTCATCAAATAACAATGAAAATATGCATCATATTCACCTTCTTCAATTTGATATATATAGTAGTAATATACGGGTGACCACTGATTTACGGAATAACCTTGTTCAGCTTCAGCTCCGAAGTAGAAAGGCAAAGGGTCTGTTGCGTTTATATAATTACGTTCAACTTCTAATATATTATCTGAACAACCGATTGCCATTAATAGAAGCGCCGCCCATTTCATATCACCATCCAAACGGCAAGACCAATCTCTACGACTAAATCTGATGTGGTATTATTAATCCACTTCTGCTTTGTTCCATATACTTCCTCAGTACCTTCAACTATATACTCATATATTTCCCATAGGACACCAATAATTACTACCCATAATACTGCCCATAAGTCAGACGCTCCACACCATTGAGCCACCTTACATATAAATGCACCTGCAGCCATATGCGTAGCAGTCCAGTGGTCAAGCCAACAATTACTTGTTAAATAATTTACGATTCCATGATGAAATGTCATGTTACCTCCTTATTGTTTTTGATACAAGATTACCATTTTCATCGTAGTTATCTTGAATCTTTGATAATAACTCTTCCTTTTTCTCACTTGCTTCATATTCAATACCTCGAATATCGAAGAAAGCTTTTATTTCATCCTTTGTATTTGAAGATGTAGGATATTCTGACTGCGAGGTGGCCACACTATTAATCAAATGGTGTTTACCAATGCGTAATCTACCATGACCATTATCATACTTCTTAGCACACTCGGAAACATAATATTCCTCAGCAGTCTTGAAACTATTTGATTTCTTAACAACTTCTCCATCAACATCAACAAAGTAAGTATAAGACGATGGGTAAGCCAGTGTTTCAGTAGTCCCGTCTTTATATTTTTTCGTACGGGTGGCTCCAGGGGAATTATTCCTGTGGAGCCTAACTCTGTAACCCTGGCTTGACCGTCTTATAATCACGTTTACGCTACTGCTTCCTCAACTTCAGCGTTAACAACTTCTTCCACCTTTTCTTCTGACAAAGAAGTACGAAGCATGCCTATGAAAGCCTCCTTACCAACTTCCAACTGTTCGTGAATGAACAAATTGGTATTGATTTTGTTCTGCATATCATTAATATGATTAATCATCTGCTTCTCTTCAACTGTCATGTCTTCGATAACATACTCTTTACCGTCAAGACTCAAGACAGGCTGTTCTTTTTTTTCTTTTTTAGCCATTATGACTCCTTGTTGTTTTTTCGTTTGAGGATACATCCACTAACCCAGCCCATTGCAAAACACAATAAGCTCATCACTATTAGCGGCAATGCATCCATTAAAGTTTCTTGAAATCTTCAATAGCGGCGGCAAGTCCATCACTCTGAGCTTTGGCTCTCGCCTGCTCATCATCGTAACGCTTTTTCTCACGTTCTAAATCTGAAAGTGAGTATTCTTGCTTGCTATCATCCTGAGCTTCACCAGATTCAGCACTCCATCGTTTCTGACTCATAGCAACGTATTCACGTTCCTCTTTGGCTTGAGCCGCTCTTACGACCTTACCATCACTGTCTTTCACTTCGGATACTGCTTCTTTAGTCACTTGTTTTTCTTTACCA